TATATATGCACTTTCATGACTATCACCTTTAATGTTTGTGGTATTCATAAAATGACATCTTTTTTCAAGATCAGCCATGACTCTTACGCCTTCATCTGAATTGAATATTACTTTATAATCTGTTTGTAGTTGTTGTAAGTATTTTTCTAGTTGTTTAGTATCCATACTATTCTGCATTAACTAGAGCTTTTGCCTCTTCTGGCAAAGCCTTCGCTAATGGAGCTATCTTTCCTCCTGCATCTGCAACTTGTTGCATTTGTTGCATTTGTGCTTGTTGTTCTGCAAGTTGAGCTTGTTGTTCTCTTTCAGCATTAACTTGTGATTGTAGTTTTAAAACTTTTTGCGGTACGCCAACTAAGTCTGCTACATGCTTGACCAACGCATCAAAGTTAATGTAATCAAATACTGGAGCAACATTAGCAAGTGATCCTAATATTTCTATTGCTCTAGTAATTGATGAAAGCTCTGTACCTTTTTGTGCTTTTGCTAATGGTGATACATATTCTATTTCTATATCTTGACCAGATAAAAACTCAGGTGCTTGAGCAAATTGATTGTTTCTAAGTAGTATTGCAAAGCATCTATCAATCATTGGTTTTAATAATTCTGATTGTAGTCTACCTAATACTGGACCAAGTAATCTCATCTTCTCTTCGTTTCTTTGTATGACTTCAGTTGCTGTCATCTGTGGTCCTTGTTGTAGCAATAGTTGATCTACATAGAATACATTTCTAATTGCAGTTCTTCTTTGCTCTTCCATATTCAAACCTAATGGATTGTTTGCACCAATGTTTAATGGTTCAATTCTATCTCTTGTGCCTGATCTATAAAAGTTTAGTCCTCCCGGTACAGTTCTAACTGGTAATAAGAAACCATCATCAGGAACTAATAAAGGCGGGTCTACTTGTTTCTGTGCAGCTTTGATAGTTGTCTTTGACATTTCATTTAACATCTTGACATCTGGTAAAGCTGTCATTGCTGGTGATCGACCATAGATTTCATGAGATGCTTTTAAATATCTTGGTACAACAAAAGGAAACTCAACAAAGCCACCTACTGATAGTTCATTACCATTTTTGTATTCAAGATAAACAGATTCAAACTCCATGTTCTCTTTATCTTTTTTTGTAGGATTAAACTCTACTCTTGGATATACTGCATGTAAAATATCTATTTCATCAAATGGGTCTTTTTCAACTTTTGTTTTAGCTTCTTCTGATAAATTAGTTCCAAACTGTTGAGCAGCAGCTCTAAGTGTAATTTTAAATCTTCTATATACTGTATCTATTCTACCTTTGTCATTTTCAGTAATATAGATTTCGTTTATGTGTCTTGTTGAAAATTTTAAAAGATCACTTTGATCTTCTTCAATAAACATTGCAGCAGTACCAAATGTTATTAGATCGTGATACAATTCAAATATTTCTTGTTGAAAGTTTGATCTATTGAAAGCAGTGTACATAGTATCTGTTACACCTTCTAACCAAAGTTTAGCTTCATCATCTGAATCTAATCCTTCATCCTTATATCTTAATGAAAACCAAGGAGTAGAAGGGTTAGTCAACATTCCATGAAGAGATGCAGCTAACAATTCTACAGCTTGTATTGGAGAGGAATCAAAAATTTGTTCTGTTCTTTTATCGCCTCGTGATCTAGTTTTAGTAACATCAGCTTTTCTAGGTTGCATGTAATCTGCAACTTCTTGCCAATGTGTTTCCCAGTTTTGACGACCAGTTTTAAGGCGATCAAATCTCGCCATGATAGTTTTAGTTAAATCAGTTTTTGCCATTATACGCCTAGTAATATTGGTTTACTTAATGTGAAATCTTTTGATGTACCTTGTTGAAAAATTGTTCTTCTTCTTCCTCTCTTCTTAGTTTTTCTTGCATCATATTTTTCAGATTCTTTTTCTTCAGCTATTTCTGTGGCAGTTGGTGCTTCTGTAATTAATGTTTGTCCACCAACAACTTTCTTTTGTAATATAGGTGGAGCATCATCTCTTCCACCTCTTGTTGCTGAACCCGGATTACCATAAGCATCTATCATACCAGATTGTCTTTCACTTAAATAAGTTTTATAAGTAGCTTCTTGTTGTGCAGCACTCATAGATTCAAATTCTGATCTTGTTAAAACTTTACCTTTGTATTTAAACTTACCTGCATCAAGTACAGATATTTTTTTATTTGTACCAAGTAGATTAGTGTTCTCAGGATCAGCAAAAAATTTTCTTGTTTTAACTGAACCTTTTTTTAAAAGTTTTTCAAATGGTTTTAAACTTACTATGGGTGTTTTTACTTCTCCACCTTGATAAAATCTATTTAATCTTAAATCTCTATATTTAGAAGTATCTACAGTTTTGCCTGTGCCTGAAAATTCATTAGCTTGATATGTTGTTTCAAATTGTTTTTGTTTATCATTTTGTATTCTAGTTCTATTATTGTTTGATGTAACAGTTGTTTTTACACCACCTTGATTACGACTTCTACTGTAACTACCTGTTGTTGTTTTTCTATTAGATGCTCTTTCATGTGCTGCTGTATGACCCGGCATAGTTAAACTCCAAATGTTGTTGATGATTTAGTTTCTTGTACAGTTTCTTTTGTACCTTCTTGTTTTACAACTTCATTTTCATAGGTTGCATCTTCAGATAAAACTAAAACATCTTCTTCTTTTACTTTCTTTTTAATTTTCTTTTCTGTTGGTTTTTTTTTAAAAATTTTTTTTAAAGTATTTAAAATCATATTATTTACCTAATAAAGTTTCTAATGCTTCTTCCTCTGTTTCTTGAATACCAAGAGGACCAGTAAGGATAGTATCTTTTCTACCTTTTCTTCTTCTTCTAATCTCATCTTGTTCTTTTTTAATTCTTTCTTTTTCCTCCGGGGATAATTCTGTGCTAGGCGGCTCTGGTGGAGGAGGAGGTGGTGGCAATGCCGGCATTTTTGGTTTTAAAAATCCCATAATTATAAAATCCTGTATTCATTATCTGCTACACTTTGTGGAGCAATTTGTCTATCATTTATTTCTTGTAGTCCAACAGCTAGATACCTCATGGCATCGCAAGCGTGTGAACTCCAATCATGTACAGGTTTCGATCTGAACATTCTATTTTTGTCGATGTACTTCCTATGGTAGTGTCTTAACGCATCTATTAAGTTTTTGCAATGGTCTACATCAATCCAGCATCTAGGTAGGATCATGGTAGTTGCGTGTATGCCATCTTCTAATGGTATTTTTGGTACGACCTTAAACCTAATTCCTAATTGATAGGCGACCTCTCTCCGGGTCTTACCATTACTAAAATCTGTAACTTCGATGTCGTGTGGTGCAAAGTGATCTTTGTAGATGTAGTCTTTTTCCTTTATCATCTGTATATAATGCGGTAGTCCTTTACCTCTTTCCTCATGGTAGTCGATAATATTGATTGCTCTACCTAGTTGTTGAAAGAATATGATTGCACTATGATCTGAAACTCCCAAGTCCCAACTTGTTGAAACTGGTAGACTAGGATCGTAAGGTACTCTACTGATTTGTCTTTTGTTATCTAGCTTTGCAATCTCATCACCATAGATAGCACCTTCTATGTTTGCGATCCAATCACACTCAAACTCTTGTAAGAACTTCTTTTCTCCCATCACCTCTTTCGCTTTGTCTAGTTCCTCTTGGTCGACAATTTTCGTATCGCTAGCTTTAGCTTTATAGTGAAACCAATCATCCGCACCTTGTGCGTGTTGGTATAGTTCATAAAAGTTATTTTGCATACCTTGTGGTGTACCAATGAAAACACAGTACCCCTTTCTGTCGGATAGTGCTGGTCTGATTATCTCAGGAAATAATTTATCATTTACATTTGCATACTCATCAATCACGCAGCCATCAAGGTAGATACCCCTCAAGCCATCTGAGTTTTCTGAGCCTAGCAAGGTGATACGAGAGCCATTTGGTAAATCAACTCTCAGTTCTGTTTCGTTAAATTTGGTGTGGGGTATTTTGGCGGTAAACTGTTTTATATAATCCCAAGCAATAGCTTTTGATTGTTTGAAGGTGGGTGATATATAGGCATACCTAGGGTTCTTGTTCTTAGAAGTCAAAGCTGATCTAATCAAATGATTCAATACTGCAACTGTCTTTCCAAACCTACGATGGCATACGAGAACATTCCATCTATGTTTATCTATTTGTTTGTGAATGTAGGCTTGATGCTTACGAGGTGTATAAGGTATCTTAATATCCATACATTAGTGAATCTCTTTACTTGGCATATTCTCATTTATAGGGTGATAATCAAAACCAAGTCTATTCATAGCGAACATTGTAAATAACTCAGCAGAAGAATGATCTGGCATATTAAAGAATTTGATTACTACATTGTTTGTTTTTTCTTCAATGTAGCATAAGCAATCCATATCTTCTGATGAAAAATAGTTCATATACTATATCTAGTTTATTATTGTTGGTCTGGCAAGATGAAGATGAAGCTGTGTGTAAGGGTGTCCTCGAGTCCCATGTATATATATATAATAAACTGCGGGTGCGTTTTGGGTGTATAGGGGGGTCAACATTTCTAAAAATATAGGTATAGCTCTATAAAATTACTAATGATAACTTATGATTATCAATAGTTATTCTGATAACTCAGAATTATCGGAAATTGTGATCCGCTTATATATACGAGTGTTGGATCAGCTCGGCTTAATGTAGGAATTGCAACTTTACTGGACCAATAAAAAAACCCGGCTAAGAATTAACTCAACCGGGTCTAGTGTTTATTATTATTTAATTAAACTTTGATTGTACTTTTTTTCTCCATTCACTTGCGAATGATTTTTCTTTAATTGGTGTAAGTTTATCAAATACAGTTTTTTTCATATCATAATAATATGGACCTACACTCTCATCCATTATTTTGATAAACACTTCCTTGTTTAAATAGTCATATCTAATTAAACCAATTACAGCTATTATTTGATCCTTGTATTTACATGCTGAATATATTGCATATTCTTTGCCTTCAACATGCTCAACATTAAAATCAATAATTGGTAATGACATATCCATTTTAAACGCATCAACAACTGATGGTTTTTTATTGTATTGAACTGATATTGTACCCATTGTTTTAACCTTTCTTTAATTGTTTAATCTTTTTATATATACCAATTTGGTTAATATCAAGCATTAATTATACCTGCGTCAATCTGTCCATATATAAATATTGCTATATTATACCAATTCGGCTAATACTTATGAAACAACAATGAAAGGTAAAACAATGATTAAATATATATACAACAAAGACAGCTTTGAAAATGCTGTTGAAGTTAATAATTATCCATGGGGTTTTAGATTTAAAACTAAAAGAAGAACATGGATTGAAACAGACAAAAACAAAGGGGACCGGGTTTGCTTTTGTACTTTAAACCCTAAAACAAATAAATGGTGTGCAGTAAAAAAGTCAACTTATAACGCTGTTGATGTTTTATTGATAGATGAAAACGAGCATATAAAATCTATTGGAGTTTGGAAGTATGGAACAAGTGAAAAGGATCTTGAAAACTTTATTTCTAAAATTGATTATAATTCTTTGAGCTTATTACAAAAGAAACAAATTGAAAGAATAAGAGCTGTCAATAAAGTTATGGAAAAAGTGTCATTTAAGATTGAAAAAGTTTCTGAATATAATCTTTCAGATCCAAAAGATTTGGAAAGAATGAAACAAGACAACAATTCACCAGAGACTAAAGCAAGAGAACAAGAACAAGAACAAATCAAAGGTAAAATTGTTAATGCTATCAACAGCCAATATAATCAAAATATAATTAAAAATAACTTGAAAGGGTAAAACATGAGAAAATATAATATAAATATGTATCAAGTGCCTATTAAAAAAATATATAGGACCAAGCAATATTGGAGTGATTGGTTAAAATATAGGCTACCAATACCTAAAAACATAACATTACATA